TCTTTGTCTGGCTGCAGCCATTCTTGCTTCGGCGGAATGCAGCGATGACGCAGCGTGTCCTCATTGAGAGGCGCGTCGAGCCGGCCGCTCAGAATTTCGGTCGTCACCCAGCGGCGATACGTCGGCCTCAGCACGGAGAAGGCGAAGGCATCTTGGTGCGCTTCGATCTTGCGGCGAAATTCGATGATGCCGACGCGAGCGCTTGAAAAATTCACCTCGCCCATATTGAAATCGACAAGAAACGAAGGAATCCCGCAGCCCGCCGCAATTTCGCGGATGACGCCGCGCTCGTGATCGACAGCCTCAGCGCCGATCTTGGTGGCTTCGTTTTGCGTGTACGACTCGCCCGGCTTCAAGCGCTGGATTGTTCCCGGTTCCAAGGAGGCTTGGCCTGGCGTCTCCGCGTCCTGCATGAGCGTGCCGTCGCTATCGGTCACAAATCCGCAAAGCATCGCACCGGTTCGCATGCGAAGCAGCTGCGCGTCCGAATATCCGTCATGTTCGGTTGCACGTAAGAGGCTGGCGCTCAGATGCGAAAGGCCGCGCACCTGACCGGCGGTTTCGACGCGGAAAAAATGGATGACATTTTCGGCAGGAACGCGCACGCGCTCGAGGCCCCGCAACAGCGGCAAGCCCACGATGTAGTTGCGATAAAAATCATAGGCGAGTGGCCGCCCTTCCGCGTCAAGAATAACGCCAGCAAGCGCGATACCGCCGCCCGGCTGTTCGATGTTCGCGGTGCCGTCGATCTGGCCAGGATCGACAAGCTTAATCTTCAGTTCGTCGCCTTCGATAAGCATCAGTGCGATTGCTTCGCCATCGACGAAGTAGCGAGTCGCCATCGTCGATTGCATGCCATAAAAAGTCTGGCGGCCGAAGAAATCACTAGTGTCGGTCCAATCCTCGAAACGCTGCGAGAGGATTTTGTCGAGGCTGGGATCTCCAGTGGCTGGCACGATCTTGATGCCGCAGCCGATCATATTGTTGACGAGAGCGGACACGCAGGACGCAATCAAAGGCTGATTGAACGCGGCATATCGCGCCCGGCCCGGGCCGAGACCCCGCGCGGCCAGAATGTCGCTATTAATATTCGTCATCGAGCCCATGCCACGACCGCGGCGGCCTCCGGCGGCAACGAAGTCGAGTGAGCGCGTGCCATCGACCCGAGCGGTTCTGCGCATCACTTGCCGTGAAGGCTTGGATGAAACCAGCGAAAAGAGGCCAAGGAAGGATTCAAGGATGCTCATGGCGCCCTCAATTCACAAGGACAGGGGCGACTGCAGACGCGCCTTGCGGCTCCCATTGCACCCGCACGCCGCCTCTGTACGTGGTCCAACGAGGATCAGATTGTGCCCATAGTGGCCGTTGACCCATTGGCGGCGCTAATCGTGCAGGCAAAGCGATTCCTTTGACCTTCGCGCGCTCCTGCATGGCCGCGACGATTGGAGGAATGGGTATCAGCCAATGGTGTAAGGGAACCCCTATAAGGCCTTGCTGCCGCAGTTCGTCGAGCGTCCCGGCGCCGATCAAAAATTCCTTGTCCGACAAAAGCGCGATTGCCGCGAAGGTGCCGGGCCGGTCGATGGCGTCGCGAACGGTCAATTGCAACCCTGGCAAGGTAACGCCGACACCTTTCCAGGACGGCCCTTGATCGACGAATGCTTTGCTGATCAGGAAAAGTGCAGCGTCAAAGGCGAGTCGTTTAGCCTCGATGCCACCGTAGATTTGCGGCGGCTCGCACCAGAAGAGCAATTCGCCGCGCTGGCGGTGCATGGCAAGGGTTGATTTTGTGCGGTCGACGAGGCGGCAGAAATCGTCCCGACCGATTCGATCCGTTGACTCCATTGCCAGACGCTCCCGACGAATAACAAAGTCGCGTTATGGCAGCGCATATTTATTCGAGAAGTCAAGACATGGAAGTTGTGTCTAAGCTATTGGATTTATGATGAAATGTTGCTGAGTGTTCCCGTTTGTTCGCGCCAGCGTATAGGGGTACCAAAACACAAGCCAAAAAGCGGCGGTTCTGTGTAGATACATTCAAGCGAAGTCCCACTGATAGCGGGTTGAGCGCTTCGACAACAGCGAGTAAAATATCGCTTTCTAAGCTGACATTTCGGTCAATCGAAAAATATTAATCCGTTTGGGGATAATTATTCTTATGTCTAGGCTTTCAGCCGACCCAACCAGAAACGAAGTTCTAACGTTCATTTCGAAGTCCGCTAGTTACGGAAATCTAGGAGCTTTCATTGGGGCCGGCTTCTCAAAGGCTGTTCTCAACGATGAGTTACACGAAATCGCGCTTTCTTGGGGAGAATTGTTGAAACAAGCGTCCAAGAAGCTGAATGTTGATTATGATAAAATCAATAAAATTGGGGTTGGTTATCCCGACATTGCTTCGGCTATCTGCAAAGCTCATAGCGATGCCGTCCGTATTAAATATGAGCGCTCACTGAGCAACCTCAAGCGCGAGATCGCGGCGCTGACTGCTTGGTACCCAAACCCAAAAAAAAGAAATATTTTTGCGAGTTATCTAAAACACCTCTCTCCTGCATGGATTATCACAACAAATTACGACTTGGTCATCGAGAGTTTATTGACAGGCAGGTCCACGCCACTTGGCCCCAATGACTCACTCTCTTCGCCGAAAGGGATAATTCCAGTGTTCCACTTGCACGGGATCCGAACAAACCCCGAGGAAATAATTATCGCGCAGGAAGATTACGTCGCGTTGTTTCGGCCCAGTGAATATAGGCAGATCAAGTTGGCGCTGACGATCAAGGAGTCGACGACCCTTCTTATCGGCTACGGCCTCGGGGACGTCAACGTCCTCACCGCGCTCGACTGGTCCCGAAATGTATTCAAAGCAGAAGAAGGAACTTACCCCAGCGATGTCATTCAGATTCTGCGGACGGACGCTCCTAAGCAAGAACCATATAGAGATAAGAATGGCATGGTGATCTTTGAAGCAGAGACTCTTTCCACTTTTTTTGATGAATTTAGGGCGGTGCGCGCAAACGAATTAGAGAAAGAGAAACAAACTCAGGAGGCATTCGCAAAATTGTCTATGAAGCTCGCCGATCCAAAGACCTCAATGATTAATAAATTCATAGACGATCAAGATTTTAGGGCTAAGAATCTGAAGGTGCTGTCCAAGTTTCCGCTTGAACTAATTTCGGGTTTTGTGTCCCTTCTGGACAAATGCATTGATGAAACCTGGAGTCGTTCTGCGGTACCGGGCCAGTTTGAAGGCTATAACCAAAATCTCACCTTACTTCTCGACATCCTCACGTCGTTTCCAGTGGATCAATTTCCACCCGCCCTGTTGCAAACCGTTGCTTACGGCCTTGAACGGGTTGGCCCTATGGTTGGCAATGAAATGGGCCAATCGTTTAGAGCAAAGGGGACCTGGGAGCGGCGCAAGGGTGAATTGAGCGCCGCTATGGTCAAGGAACTAAAGAACATTGCTAAACAACATAGATATTCGTCCCTCATGCTACTGGTCAACAGCACTACGGCTTAATTTTCTCTGAAATGGGACGGGCAAAGTGGACATGCTTGTTAGCCAAAACCGTAGGCCTGGAATGGCGGCGTCGGGTTGGAAGCAGAAATTCAAACTGAGACATAGCCAAATGGGCCATTTCAAACAGCGCGCTAATAGCCTCCCTGTTCCAGCCACCTCGATCGCGTGACGCGCGGCGCGGGCGTGCTAGGCGGATGCAGCTTTAGCGCTTCCTCACGGGCGTCCAAGTTGAGTGGGATTCCTTCCCTGGCGGCAAGACACAGGATCAAGCAATCGAGGCATTCGTTCCGACGTCCCGGTATCACTTCAAATCGCGCTTCCGGCCGCCCGCGTGAATAGCGTACAATGCGGCGCTCTGAGGCAATTTGTTCGAAATAGTCGGCTTCAAGCGTGTTTGAAAAGCGTACCGTTTGCCCGCGCTTCAATCGCTCGAAAAGCAAGCTCTTGAGCCCGTCGACACCAATCAAATAGAGCCGTTGCGCACCTCGGCCCTTGAGCGTCTGTGAGACGCGGAAGGCAGGCCGCGCAAAGCCGGTAACGCCTTTCGTCGCGAACACGCGACGGCTTGCCCTCGCAGCCGCAAACTTCATCACGCGGTCATAATGTCCGCCGCTACCCGCGTCGATTGCGACCGCGTCAACTCCGATGACGCCGCCATGTGGATGTTGCCAGCGGCCTTTCAGCAAGTCGTCAAGATCAATCCAAATTTGCTCGGCATCAGTCGGACCATGCAGCACGACATGGCTCAGGACGTAACACTTGTCCCGCGCAAAGCCCGCGAAGGTGATTTCAAGACGGTCCGCTTGCACGTCGCACCCACCGGTGATTAGCAAGACTTCCGCCGGAATTTTCTCCAAGCTGAAAGCTTCGGTGCGCCTGAGCATCGAATTTTCGTCAAGTTCATCTCCCGCCGGTTTCCAGGGTTGCGCGAGGACCGTGTTAATGAATGGTTGCAGTTTCGCCGGGTCATCCTTTGCGTCCAAAAACTCAGCCGCGAGGATGCCCCACGAAGCGTTCGTGAGCGGTGACGTCAAGCTGTTCAACCGAAAGCCCGCATGGCCTTGAATCTCCGGCGCGGTGACGGTCCAGCGGCCCGCCTCGATCATCCCCAGCTTGTGGTCTTCGCCGATCAGCTCCCCGCAATGCGGACAGCGAAACGCCGCTGTCTCGGGACGCCCCGGCTTCCACTCGATATGCTGCCAAAGGATTTCCGTGAAGGCGCCGCACGCCGGACATGGCGTCTCGAAAATACGTTTGTCGCTCGCCTCATAGGCCGGGCAAATGAAGCTTAAATCCTCGACGCCGGGCGTGCTGCCCATGACGATCTTGCGGTCGCTGAAACTCAGGGTGCGTTTTTGCGCGAGGTCAATCGGGCTTCCTTCGCTACCCGGCTCCATGCCGTCGCACTCGTCAATCAGCAAAATTCTCGCGGTGTGCCTTCGAAGATTCCTTGGTGCTTTCGCGGCAATGATTTTGAGCGAGCCGCCTGGAAAGAACCGGCACAAGATCGTGTCCCGCCGCTTGCCCCGCTGGCCGACTCGCGGCTCATCCGTAAAGACGCCTTGGAGTGCCGGGCTTGCCGAGAAAAGCGGCTCGAGGTCGCTTTTGACAAAATCCTTGCAATCGCTCTCGACGGGCAAAAGCACGAGGATCGGCGCCGGGTCATTCGTGCAATGATGGCCGATCACGGATGACAGCAAAACCGTGTAGCCAATCCTCGCCGCCTTCAAGACCGTGACGCGCGGGATTTCAGGGTGGCCAATGGCGTCCGCGATGCCTCGCTGTTGCGGATAAAGCTTCATCGGCCCGGGAGCCGCCGCCAGACCTTGCGGCAAAACGATGTTTGCCTCAATCCATTCGGATAAGGGTATTTGTGGCGGCGAGACAAGAGCCGCGAACGCTCGGCGCCGGAGGCCCGCAAGTTCGGTCATTGGCTTGACCCCGGCAACTCAGTCACCAACCAAAGAGGGGCTCAACGGAAAACGCCAATGCAGCCAAGCCGGAACAAAGGGCAGCCAACGCATTTCGTCTACCCGCGATTCGAAGTGCACTACGGACCGGCTCAAAGACCGCGGAGTCCGAGTCAAACCCGACGTCAGGAAAGGCGGGTATTGGCGTAGAAGACGCCCAGAACCAAAGAACAGCAGCAATAAGCGACAAGCCGCTCCCGACCCATTTCATATCTCACTCCCTATCTCTGCAAGCACGGTCCGGCATTCATTTTCGAGGCGGCGCACTTGCTCCGGTGTGAGCCCGAGCTGCGAGCCAACCCGACGCGGTATCTGCATGACGCCCGCGCGAACGGTGCGCAAGATGCCGGTCCATTCCCGCTCGACCTCGCCCGCATCTAACAGCGTGCCACGTGCGCGGGCGTTCTTGAGTTCGATGGCGTCAGCTTGCGCCTTTGCCAACCTTGCCCGTTCTTTGCCCGTCCCCGATTGTGCTGGTCGGCCTTGCGCCGCCACAGCTTCGCGCATGTGCTGGCAATAGGCGCGGACGCTCGCTTCGAGGTCGAAGCCCTTTCGCCCAGCCCGGACCATGACGCCGCGACGGGCGAAACTGGCGACGACGGTGCTCGAAAGCCCGCAGTGCCTCGCTAAAATCTCAGCCGAAACGCCTTCCATGTTCTTCGCGCTGGATCCATTCCTTTTATCGCGTTTTAGCCGCCGGCCATGCTCTTTGTGAAGCCGCCGAAGATGCCGCCTACCAAATCCCCAATTTTACTGAGGTCAGGATTCGTTGTGGAATCCACGGCCTTTCTCAGCTCATTGCCGAGAGACTCCTTAACTCCCGAAGGTACCGCGTTCATTGCTGCGAGGCCTTTCGTCGTTAGTATTACGTGCTCTGTGGGAAGGGTGCCGGCCGCCCGCGTATACCCCTCATCCCTTAGCCATAAGATGGTCCATCTCAGCACTTCGTGAAAGCTTCGGCCTGAGGGTAGCGTATGCTTGGTGAAATCATCGCCCACAACACCCATCGTCTTGGCAATTCCTTTTCTGTCGATATCTTCCAAAAGGGGGAACGCTTTGTAAAGTTGAGCAAAAACTAGTCCTGCCACCTTGTTGAACTCTTGAATGTTGAGAGGCGCCTCGGTCATTGGAAATTTCCTTAAATGGTACCGCCATTTCGGGATTGCGTTTGGATTAATCTACTTAGTGTCCGTAAGCCCATTGATAAAAATACATTACTAGAGCGATCTTTCGGGGGCAGCGCTCCCCGCGCTCGCCAAGCTCACGGAGTACCTTTTAAGGCCCCTCCCAAACCGACGCGCACCCTCCATTCAGTCCCGACGATTGCCAGCCTTTCCATTCTGCGCCCCCAATTATTAGTCGATTGAGCCAGATCATTTACCTTGCCGCACCAAGGGGGTAAGCTTTCTACTCGCATATTAGTATTGAAATGGAGATGGCGCGCCGAGGACGCGAGAGAAAATTACAGGGAGGGTAATCGATGAGAATCCTCTATCGCGGCATGGCTATAGCCATTGCTGCTGTTAGCCTTACGGGGTGGACACCGGCCACCACGTCCGCGCAGGTCGCGGTAGAGACCGTACTCTATAATTTCACGGGCAGCCCTGTCGGCCCGGACGGCGCATTTCCCAATGGCCTGATCGCCGACAAGGAGGGCGCGCTTTATGGCACAACGTCGCAAGGCGGGAGCGGCCAAGGCGGGGCCGGCCCTGGCACGGTTTTCAAGCTGACGCCGCCCGCGAAAGGGCAGACCGCTTGGACAGAGACGGTGCTCTATAGGTTCAAGGGCTACCCGAGCGATGGCGAGGAACCCCTCGCCAGCCTGATCGCCGACAAGGAGGGCGCGCTTTACGGAACAACGGTTCTCGGTGGGACTAGCGGCTTTGGCACGGTTTTCAAGCTGACGCCGCCCGGGAGAGGGCAGACCGCTTGGACCGAGACCGTGCTCTATAGTTTCAAGGGCCACCCCGATGCCGGGGGTCCCTCCGCTAGCCTGATCGCCGACAAGGAGGGCGCGCTTTACGGCACAGCGGGAGGCGGGAGCCGCGGCTGCCCTGATCGTTTTGGTAATAGTCAGGGTTGTGGCACAGTTTTCAAGCTGACGCCGCCTGCCAGGGGCCAGACCGCTTGGACAGAGAGCGTGCTCTATAATTTCAAGGGCGGCGCGAGCGATGGCGTGGGCCCCACCGGTGTGATCGCCGATAAGGGCGCGCTTTACGGCACAACGGTTTACGGCGGGAGTGACGTAAACACCATCGGGGTTGGCACAGTATTCAAGCTGACGCCGCCCGCGAAAGGGCAGACCGCTTGGACAGAGACCGTGCTTTATAGTTTCAAGGGTGGCACGAGCGACGGCGCGAACCCCGGTGGCCTGATCATCGACAACGAAGGCGCGCTCTACGGCCCCACGTATTACGGCGGGAGCAGCGTGAACACCATCGGGAATGGCACAGTTTTCAAGCTGACGCTGCCCGCGAAAGGGCAGACCGCTTGGACAGAGACCGTGCTTTATAGTTTCAAGGGCGGCCCGAGCGACGGCGGGAACCCCTCCGCTGGCCTGATCACTGACAAGGACGGCGCGCTCTACGGCCCAACGGTTCTCGGTGGGACTAGCGGCTTTGGCACGGTTTTCAAGCTGACGCCGGCCGGCAAGGGGCGGACCGCTTGGACAGAGAGCGTTCTCTATAGTTTCGGGGGCGACGCGAGCGATGGCAGACTTCCCCAAGCTGGCCTGGTCGGCAACGAGGGCACGCTCTATGGCACAACGAATTCTGGCGGCAGCGGCCTGTATGGCACAGTTTTTAGCCTGGCATTGTGTCCTGGTAAAAAAGGCGGATGTCCTGTTTTCCGGTCCCAGGAATAGCGGCGTCAAGCCGTCAGCCTCAAAATCGTGCTGATACGGACATTTGAACTCTGGGCAATAGCGCCCGGAGTTTCCAAGGCTCATGGCCAAATTTTCGCGCCCGCGATTTTTTTGCAAAATCGACGGCATCCGATAATCAAAGCCCGCTAGTCGCTGATTCATTTCATGGTCACACTTCCCCTTCCGCTATCCCCGGCTAGCTAGCTAGCCAAGCGGGAATGCGGGGCCATCCTTGCACCGTTTACCTGGGATGCCTTTTGTCGGTGGCCAACCGCCCCAGATGCGAGCATAGCCGATGGCGGCGTTTGAGGCCCGGCGCACACCCTGCTATGGTGAGTCTGCCGCGCCCTGTTTGCAGCAAGGCGAGGCGTGTAATGCGTGCTTTACTCAGCAGCCTCGGCCTCCAGCCGCTCACATTCAGCCTTAGCGGCAGCCTCTCTCTCACGCCGCTCAATCTCAGCCTTGGTGTTCAATTCGATTGCTTGTGCAACCGCATCTTGCTCATCGTCTGCAAGCAGGTATCCCCAAGGGTGCAACGTATCCCGGACGATCCAGACGTCCCCGTCAGTGCATATTGCCCGCTTTACTTTCCATCTTGTCATTTCAGTTTTTCCTTGTGTGATTGCTCGATCCCAGGCTCGCGCCTATCTCATTGCACCGCTCTGTCCGTTTGCTCGCGGTCGTGCCACGTCTTGCGGCATGATGCTTCGTCCCATGAGGTTGGCCTTGTGCTACTCGGGCTTGCACATATTCGACCGCCGCCGCCGGAACATCGAGGCCCCTTGCCAAACGCTCATTCACTTCACGGATAATTTTATTGCGTTGATTGGAGCGCTTGGCCTTCGATGCTGGTTTGGCATGGGCCAATTTTGCCGCGCGCGATAATCGCTTCCAATTGCCAGACATTTCTCCAATCCCGTTTGCTAGAACCGCCCAAATTTTTCCCATAGCCGCACCCCGCGTAACCCCGGCTCCCCCAGGGGAAGCCAACGCAATGAGGGGTTGCTACACCGTATCCCTGGACCGCCATTTATCGGTGGCCAGCCGCCCGGCTCATATGATTGGTTCCATATGAAGAATTGACGCCCGGTTTTTGGAGCGCCGCCGTACGTAAGGGTCCAGATGCGAGCTTAGCCAGCAACAGGCATTTACTCGGCGCGGGGTGAAACGCCCGGTGTCCTACTCCCGGACGCACTTTTCGCGCGTACGCTGCCGGGCCAGGACGAAAAGGAAAAAGCCACTCAGTCGGAAAAAATCCGGGTGCAAACCTCTTGGGGGGCACTGGACATTTCATAAAGCTCGGGGCATATGAAGGTCCAACGTTCTCGCGGGGGTTTGGACGCTTGCCGCAAGAATAGCCTCGGGGTGTTCGTCGCACTGCCGAGGCGTTTTTTTCACGCAAACGGGGGCGCGCGCCTCCCTCGGTTTGAGAGTGATTGGGGAAGGGGCGCGCTCATTGGCGCCCTCCCACAAAAGCCTGGATGGTTTGTCGCTCGCTTTCTTCGGCGACCTTCAAGACCTCGAATTGTTCGGGCGGCAAATGCTGCTCGATTGCTGCCTGCACGATTGAACGGAGTTCATCCGGCGGGATAGCGTCTAACTCGACGCTGATGTCGCCAAAGCCTTTCGCGCGACTGTCGGTCTGTTTCGTCGGCCGTGTCGGCAAATTCCATTGGAAAATTTGCTGAGGCGTGACAGCGATGCGCTCGAAATATATTTTGGCATCCGGCGCCAGGTCCCGCAATGTCTCCTCGATCTTCTCCCCCGCATTGACGCCTGACGGGTCAAAATCGCCGAGGTGATAGATATAAGCCGGGACGTCGAGGGCATTGATATGCTCGGCGGCACTGTGCAGGAACGATAACGAGGCATAGCCGCGCGCCACCATGAGCGGTACATCATAAGTGTTCGTGATTGGATATATGACGCCTGCCAGCGCGTCCTTTTCGAGCCAAATCTCGACATAGGCTCCGGCATTGCGCCACAAAGATTTCCGGTAAAACGCGGCGCAATTTTGCAAAGCCTCTTCGATACCGCCGAATGTGCGAGGTTTCCGCATCCACCGGGTGGCATCTGCGAGCCATTCATAGGGAAGCTCGCCGGATCGACGCATCAAAACGAGATCGGTCTGGACTTTGTTGTATCCCGCCTCCGTCTTCTCGATGACGCCGCGAACGGTTGCCTGATAGGAGACTTGCCGCACCGTCATTGGCTGCTGCGCGGCGACGATCTCGAACAAAGCCTCGCGCCGGGCCTCAACCTCGGACCTCGTGGCTCGCGCCCGTCTTATCGGGCTAGTCTGATAAACGGATGAGGGCCCGGCGCCGCTTCCGTCGCGGGTCTTTATCTGAGCCACGCTAGCGCGCTCCCCCGTCTCGGTCGGAGGTGGAGCGCCGCGCCGATTGAGCGACGTATTCTTCGAGATCTTGGAGGCTGTATCTGACCGACGCACCGAATTTAACAAAACGGGGGCCGTTGCCCGTCATGCGGCGCTTGGCCAAGGTGGATCTGCTGAGATCGAGAAACGCCGCCGCATCGGCGGGTCTTAAAAGCTTTTGAAAATGCACCGAGGACATAAAAACCGCTCCAAAGATTGCGCAGCAAAGCGTGGAAACGGTTTGATATTGATCATGCTCGTTTTGAAATCTTAGTCCGTTTATGAAATATTTTTGCGCGTAAAAACGTCCTTCACGTAGCGGCCCGCGTCCGAACTATCGGTGATTCCGACAATCAGAAAGCTCGCCCGAACGAATTCAATGAATGGGCCGTTGTCGCTTCTAGGCGGTGATTTACCAGTGAGCTTTTTCCAACAAACACTGATATTTTGAACAAATGTATGTTTGTAAATGTCAGTATTTCTGAAATTGCGAGCCAGTAGCTGCGAAGGGGCAGGCGCGGCCGCAATGGCATCATTTAGAGCGAGCTTAATTGGCTCGATATGGTGTCTGAATTCGAGTGAGAAGGCCTCGCCTCCCGGAATTAAGTGCAGAGGCGAGGTTCGCTTTAAAATCTCACGAGCCTTGCGCAACGCTTTAACGTCTTCCTTCAAGGCCGCAATCCCGCGGCTGCGGGCTTTTTCGGTGAGATAAACGCTTCGTGCGGTCAGAGCCGATGTGGAAACGGCGAGCGAAAATTGCTCGATTGCCATCGACCGGTATTTTTCAATTACGATTTTATTCTCAACAAATTGTTCAACCAGCTTGTCCAATTCGGCCCACGGGCCGATCTGTCCTGAGACGAACTTTTGGAACTCGTCCAGCTTTTCAAATTTGCTCGTATGGTGTAATGATTTATACATCTACGAGCTTTCGGCCAGCCATAGCCGCGGTAATCGTCGCGCCAATCGCCTCGACGGCTCGCCTCATCGGATCTGAGTCGAGATGCGCATAGCGCGCCGTTGTCGCAGGCTGCGAATGCCCAAGCAGCTTGCCGATGATCGGAAGGCCGAGGGAAGCTCCGGCGCCGATGGATGCGAAGCTATGGCGCAGATCGTGGATGCGCAGACCGTCGAGCCCGGCCACCTTGCAGACCGCGGTCCAAGGCTTTTTAAGGTCGGCGCGGGGCGCGCCATGCTTCGCCCCGGCAACGATATGCGAGTTCCCGGCAATACGCGGTAGGCCAGCAAGGACTTTCAGCGCCGCGGCATTGAGGAAGACCGGCTTTTTGCCAGTTTTAGAATCGGGCAGAAACAAAATCCCGCGCTCAAAATCGACATGCTCCCAGCGCGCAAACAAAATTTCGCGAAGCCTGGCGCCGGTCAGGATCAAGAGCCGAATCGCAGCGATCGCGTAAGGGTCGATCGGTGTGCGCCGGTTTTCGGGCCTCGCCAGGTGCTTCGCTTTTGGCTTCTTTTCGTCAACCGTCCAGGGGAGGCCGATTGTCTCCGCCTCGCGCAAGACGTCGCCGAGGCGTGCCAATTCTCCGCTTGTCAAAAACCTTTCGCGGCTTTCTTCTTTGTAGCGGTCGATCTTCGCCGCCGGGTTTGCATGGCCTTCCGGCAGCCATCCTTGATTGCCGCCCCACGAATAAAGTTTTGACGTGATCGCGAGGAACCGGTTCGCCCCATAAGGATTGCCGCCCATCCGCGCATGCAGAGCCGCGACTTGCGCACGGGTCAGCTGCGAGGCTTTGATTCCACCGTGCGCGGTGCGAAGCTTTTCCAGTGCAATTTTGTAGCCCTGTGCCGTCCCCGCTTTGAGCTTTGAGTCAACATGCTCCGCGGTAAATAAATCGATCAGATCGGTGACGCTCAAGGAGGACCGCTGGCGGCTTTTCTCGGCTTGCGGGTCCGATCCCAGGCGAATATGCGCCAAAGCGTCTAGCGCCACCGTTCTGGCTTGGTCGACGGTCACTGCACCGTAGCGGCCCAAAGACATCCGTCGCTTTGGCGTGCTGCGTCCGCCGGGATGGGGTCGATATTCGAGGACAAAGGATTTGGCGCCGGTCGGCATGACCCTGACACCAAAGCCCTTGATGGCGGCATCGAAGAGGATGAATGCTTTATCACGCGGCTGGACGGAATCTACCGTCCGTTTCGTAATTCGTTCCGTACTTGTCGCCACCGAGTCGCCACCGAAAAGGAAATCGAAGGAAATGTTCGGAACGACTATAAACAGATGTGATCATAGATTTCAATGGTTTAGGATCAGGCAGGAACACAAAAGAAACCGCTGAAACATCAAACTATAAGACTACGAATCTAGGGGTCTTGAGTTCCTTGCCGAACTTTTCCCCTTGCGGATGATATCCTCAAGCCGCGACCGCGCTTG